TGGTGGCCCGGCGTCTGCTGGCCCGTACCGGGCTTGCCGTGGGCACGGTGGACGTGCCGGGCGACGTGCTGCCGTATCAGGTCTTTTCCGGCGTGTCCGTGGCGCGTGCGGTCAAACAGTTATCCCACACCCTGGAACGCTCGTTCGGGCACGACATGAGCCGCCATGCGTTGTGGCTGGGTGCGTCCGGTCTGACGTGGAGCGCCGGGGACGAACCGGGCGACGTATACAGCGTGGCCACGGCGGAAAACCTGATTGCGCACACGCCGCCGCAAACGCCGGACGGCGTGGGCGTGGTGGTATCCGTGCTTCTGCCGGGCCTCACGCACAGCCGCCTGGTGCATATCCGGGATACGCGGCGCGGGGTGGACGCCACGGTGCGGGCGCTGGACGTGGTGCATACCTTGCAGGATGGCGGCAATTCCACGGCCATCAGCTACGGCAAGGATACAGGATGGCTTTAGGATGGACGAAAAACAGGGAAAGCGGGATATTGTGGGGGCAATACGGCGGCTGGTGGAACTGGCCATGCCCGACTTGCGGCATTACTACCGCATGACCAAAAAAGCCAAGGTGGTGGCCGTGTACGAAAGTTCCGGGGAATACTTCTGCGACGTGCAGCCGCTCCGGAACGACGAAAGCGCGGACCCGAAGGAACCCGTGGTGCCGCGCGTGGCCCTGCCTGTCCTGTGGGGCGGCCCGGATCGGGGCGTGGTCTGCCCGCCCGTCACGGGCGCGCTGTGCGATCTGAGCTATTACGACGGCGACCCGAACTATCCCTTTATCTCCAATATCCGCTGGGGCGGCGGCATGTCCGCCCCCAAAGCCGCCCTGAATGAATTTGTCATTCAACTTGAGAACGGCGTGGAAATCCGCATCGACCAGGAAAAGCGGGTGGTGACACTGACGCCACAGGAAGTGCGGACGGAGGCCGGGAAAAACTGGACGGTCAAGGCGGGCCAGGGAGCCACGGTGGAAGCGCGAACCGTGATTGTCAAAGGCGCGCAATCCGTGACGCTGGAAGCGCCGAACATTTACCAGAACGGCAACGTCACCACGGGCGGACACGGCGGCGGCAGCGGAAATTCCATACAGAACGGAGACTTGACCATAAACGGTAATCTGAAAGTCAACGGGAACACCACAACGACAGGCACGAGCCACGCGGGCAGCCGCAGCGGGGGAAGCTGCCCGCATTAGTGCCGTTCTCATTTATCGTGCGGAAATCCGGTGTGAAAACCGGCCAAAACTTCCTCGCATGGAGCGCGTCCTTTCCGGGCGCGCTTCTCTTTTTTGTGCCAGAGTTGTTCTCATGAGCAGCGTAATGACAGACCTCTGGGGGCAGGACATCGCCCTGGACGACAGCGGGCAGGCCCGCGTGGCGGCCAACGGTGAACTTTTGCTGACGGACGGGGTGGAAACCGGCGTCCAAGACATCCGCCTGCGGCTGTTCACCCGCCTTGGCAACCTGTTTTATGACCGGGAGTTCGGCAGCCTCATCCATGACTGGATTCTGGAGGATTCCACGGCGGGGAACCGGGCGGCGTTTGAATCGGAAATCGTCATGCGCATTGAGGAGGACCCGCGTGTCGTCGTCGGTTCGGTGCGCTGTACGGTGACGGCCTGGGACGCACGCTCCATCACGGCGCTGGCAAGCTGGCGCTTCCTGGATGAGGACACGCCGCTGAACCTGGTGTTGCAGGTAAACAAGCTGACCATGGAAATGGTGATTGAAGATGCCGACCCAAGAACAGACAGTTTTACCGCGTGTTTCCCGGACGATTGAAGATATCCGGGCCTCCGTGTTCGGGTATGTGGAATCCGTGCAGGACAGCCTTGCGGCGCGGGGCTATCTGCCCGCGCGGCTGAACCTGAACAAGGGCGTGGTTCGCGGCTTGCTGGAAATTTTCTGCTGGGGCTACTGGCAGATTTACAGCCTGCTTGAACGACTGCTCACGCAGGCGACGCCGTCCAGCGCCACGGGTGCATGGCTGGATATGCACGCGGCCAGTGTGGATCTTTCCCGCCGGGCGGCGACGAAGGCGCGGGGAAAGGTGCGCTTTTTGCGGGCCGCGCAGGGAAATTTGGAGGCGAACGTCACCATTCCCGCCGGGCGCATCGTGCGCACCATGCCGGACGGCGCGGGACGGGTTTATCGCTACGGCACGCAGGCCGTGGCCGTGCTGCCCGCCGGTGCGGACTTTGTGGACGTGCCGGTGGAAGCGGAGGATTACGGGGCTGCGGCCAACGTCAGCGCCGGGCAGATATGCGAACTGGTGACGCCGGTCACGGGCATTTCCGGGGTGACGAATCCCGCCGGGTGGCTGATGGAGGAAGGGGCGGACGAGGAAACGGACGCGCAACTGCGGGAGCGGTATGGCAGGCGAACAACGGCTGCACCAAATACGCCTATATGGCCTGGGCCTTGTCTGTTCCGGGCGTAACCTCCGTTTCCATCCTTGACCATCATCCGCGCGGCCAGGGCACGGTGGATATTGTGGTGCGCGGCGCGGACGTGCTGCCCACGGCGGCATTGCTGGACAAGGTGCGGGCGGCCATAGCTCCGAACACGCCCATCAACGACGATTGGCTGGTGAAGGGGCCGAGCGCCGTATCCTGCGTGATTGACGGAGCCATCGAATACACGACGGGCGACCCCGACGCCATCAGGGCGCAGGCCGAGAACCGGCTGCGGGCGCTGTTCGCGGAGACAAGCCCGCTGGCGGACGTGACGGCATTGCAGATCGGGCAGGACCTGACGCTCGACCTTTTGACCCATACGGTCATGGCCGTGCCGGGCGTCAAGCGGGTGACGTGGGCAAGTCCGGCGCAAGACGTGCTGCCGGTTCCGGCGGACGGCGTGGCGTGCCTGGAAAACCTGAGTTTGAGCGCCGTCATGGCGGAGGAAATGTAGGTGTCCGAGTTCTGGAAATACTTTCACGACCGGCTGGCGTGGCCGCTGATTCATGCGCCCGGCCCCCTGTCCGGGCTTGTCCGGGGCCTGTCGCTGGCGCTGGACGGCACACGGGACGACATCGTGTATTTTCGCCGCCAGTGGTTCCCGGAACTGTGCGAGGCGGATCTTGTGCCGGATTTCGGAACGGGGCGCGGCCTTGTGCGGCACCCGAAGGAAACGGCGGAGCAGTTCCGCGCCCGCGTGGTGGGAGCCTTTCGCTGGCATCGTTTGGGCGGCAAGACCGAGGGCCTGCCTGAAATCCTCAAGTTTTACGGTTTTGACGCTCTGACCGTTGAAAACCTGCGCATCTTCCAGCCTTCGCGCTGGGCGGAATTCCAGCTCGGCCTCAGAACGCCCGCGACACAGGCGGAACAGGACGCCCTGCTGGCGGACCTGGATACGCTGCTGTGGCTGGTGAACGAATACAAGCCCGCGCGCTCCGTGCTGGCCCGCGTCTACACGGACACTTACGACCGCGTGCCCACGGTCTGGAGCGGCGGGCCGATAAGTGAACAGGGCTGGTCAAACGGCTTCTGGTCCCTGTTTTCCGGCGTGACGTGGCCAGGCGACGGCGGAGACATCGTGGTGTCCTTCGGCATGGTGCGGCGTTTTCTTTCGGAACGGTACAACGAAACCGGCGCGGGGCTGGGGGTGGAGAGCCGGACGGGCTTTCTTGCGCCGTACATCGACCGGCCCGTGTGGAGCCGTTCGGCCTGGAGCGACGTTTTTCCGCGCAATCACGGCTTCACCATCGGGGAAATCGTGAGCCTGCACTGGTGTGTGCGGACAACCAGCTCGTACCCGTGGCACGGGGCCTGGGATTCCCGTCATTGGCAGGAGGCGGCGACATGGGACCGCATTTTGCCGGAATGGAAGATGCGCTGGCGCTCATGGGCCAGAGTGGAAGCCGTGTTTTCCTGGCCGGGCGACGGCAAGGAACCGGGTGATCCGGTGAAGGTCCACGGCGACGGCACATGGGGCGACGTGAACGCCTGCTATGGCCGCCCGCAGGCGATCATTTATCAGGGGACGCGCTGGGGGGACGCCTGGGGCGCGGACCCCGGACGGCGGGAACTGGAAATTCTGGAACGACGGCAGGACAAGGGCGGCCTTTGCACGCCCGCCGTGCATCCCGCCAGGCCGCAAACGGCGGGCCACGCGCTTGCCGCTTGCTGTTCCGTGCCGCTTCGTGAACGCGGCTGGCGGGGGCTGTGGTCCGGGCGCGGCTGGCTTGCCGACCGCTGCCCTGTCGCCGTCGCAGTCCTTCGGAGCTTGAGCGCGAAACATGAGGACGCGGGAGCGCCGCGCCTCTCCGGCAGCGCGCTGCTTACCGTGCCGTGCGCGGCCCTGTCTTCCCCCGCTCCGCAATGGGGCGGACTGGATACGGCCCCGCAGGCAAGCAACCCGCTGCATGAACGGCGCTGGCTGGGCAATCCCGCCGGGCGGCGCTGGTACGATTATACGGGCATAACCTCAATCAAGGAGCAAACGGAATGAGTCTTGCGACGCTGACGAAAGCAGGACGCGCGGCCATCGCGCTGGCGCTGTCCGCCCGGCCCATCCATCTGGCATGGGGGAGCGGGAATCCTGAATGGGATGCCGAGGAGGCGGACCTTCCCAGTCTGGTGAACGCCACGGCGCTGGTCAATGAGCTGGGCCGCCGCACACCGGCCACCATCGGCTTTGTGGAACCTGACGATGAAGGGGACATCGTCATCCCCGTGGCCACGG